GGACGTTGCATTACAGTCGTGCTGTTTACCAGTTTATTTCCCACCCAGTATCTGAAGACACTGAATGATCAGATTCTTGTATGTCTCGATGTGATCTTCGAGTGCTGGTCGTAGAAACGGTCGAGCTGGAACTTTTTTCCCCTTCGTGCTTGTCCATCCCATTTCTTGATAGATCGCATAATAGACGTTTGTTCCGATGTATACGGAATAATTGCCTTTCTTGTCTGCTGGTGCTTTTCCTTTGTACCTTCCAGACTTCAGACTTCCTCTGTCTTTGATCGAAGATGATTTCTTTCTGGTGCTTGTATTGCTTGCACTGTAGTCTTGCAAAGCTGGTGCTTCACCGCCAAGTGCGTACGTGATTGAGTTTCTCAGCAATCCAGTATCAACAACACCCTTCTGTGTTGCGTACATTACTGCATATCCGACCGCCTGTACACCGCATGCTTCAAGTGCTGTCTTGATTGCTTCTTCTGTAGCTGAAAGCACTTCTTTCGAAAAGTCCTTCAAGCTGATTGTTGCAATATTTGCGTTTGCCATATCATTCCCATTCGTAAAGCGTAACAGCTTTTTTCAGTCTTTTAAAATTCTCCTTGTTTGGAAGAAGAAAAACACTCGGATTAAAAGTGCGTTTATCAATTTCAATTCCAAAATTATCGGAAAGAATTCCATCTGTTGCAGACCAGTTCACAAGATAGGAATTTCCAAGATCAAGAACTGAATCGATTTTGAAATCTGGAACAATTTTTCTGATTTCCGCTTTTGCGATATTGATTGCTTTACTTATTGATTTGTCCATCCTTCACCACCTTATGTACAAAGTCCGTAATACCTTTGTTGTCAGTTCTGAATAATTTTATTTTTTTTGGTTTTGCCTGTTCAAGATAATATTCAACATCGATCTCATTTGATTGACCATCAATAAATCTTACACCATCAGCAGTGTTTATTGCGTTGAAATAGTGCCCGTCAGAAGTGCCGCTCCATTGAACATAAACGATCGCCCTTGCACCTTCACCGTATGACTCCATCAGTTTTGTTGTCTTTTCGATCGCATTCTTCGAACGTGTTGCACCAGCATTATCAAATTCAAGTCCTTCAAAGCAATCAGTAAAACTTCCTTTTCCTTTGACAAGATTTTCGTTACTGTCCCACCAATGCCAAGCAACTTTTTCATCCTTCTGTCTATGACGTGCATTTACATCGTAACCACGAAATCTCAGTTCTGTGGCAACTCCGCAATATGCACAGTTTGCATGAGTTTCCCACTCGTATTCGTCTGCTTTGTAATCTGGATTGACTCCCTTCAGAACATTTTCAATTGAAGTATCTGCAATCTTTGATATTCCCTTCATGACTCCGCTAACATCTGGTAACAGCGATGTATCGGTTGTTTCTTTCTTATCTTTGTACCACCACAAACTTTCTTTGTTACCTTTTGCATTCAGCCATTCATCGAAGCTCATGTCACCGAGTTTAGGCGATGTTGTAGGCGTGTCGATCTTGAATCCAAGTACCTCAGCAACCTCACAGCATCGGCAGTTGTATATCTCTTCTGGCTCTCCGAACGGGTCACCTGGGTATTCCAGACCATTCTCGTAAAGACCTGTTTTCGGGTCTTTGTAAGTGCCGTGAAGATGCCTGTGCGAGTGTCTTGTCCTTCCGTCCAATGTAGCAATCCACTTTTCCGCAAGATCAATTCCTTTCTCCCTCAGCGAGTCATACGCATCCTGTCTGCCTTTGTTTTCGCATGATGTCATCATCGTTCGTGCGTTTCTGACAGCGGCACTGTGATTCATATCTGTTACTTTCTCAAGGCGTTTTGAAATCTGCGGTATACTCTCGCCTTGAAGCACTCCCTGTGTGATTGCCGAGTTTATCTTCTGCCTGTTCCAGATCAAGTCCATTCTTTCTGACAGCTTCTTTGCTGTCGGTGAATCTTTGCTCAAGTACGGCAGAAGTCTCGGATTGTCCTTTATCAGATTCTGGACTGTCCTACGATTGTACAAGGTGTACGATGTATCCATCAGCGAATCATGCTCGACTTGGTATGTCGCAAAGTTGTGATTCATTGCATAAACATCAGCCTGTCTGTCAGCAACCATTGATCTCGCAATCTGGTTTGCATTGACGTAATCTTCGGCAAGATTCTGTTTCAGTTCTTTCCAGCGTTCTCCGACACAGACCTGTCCGTATCTCCAGTCGTTGTACTCATCCTGTGTGATATATCCAGCTTTCAACTGAGTCTGCTTTTTCTTGTCTTTCTTGGCAAATCTGGCAAAGTAATCATCAACTTTCTGCTGTACCTCATCGTTAGCCTGTTTGTATTCCTTCTGGATTTTCTTTTCAAGCTCCGATATTACGCTGTCAGTGTACTCTTGACCTTTGTCTTTCGCCATAATCCCTCATTTTCGCCTGTTTTTAGCCGTTTTCAGAAGATTCATCGTCTTCTTCGGGTTCTTCTTCATCTTTCTGTGGAATGCTCTCAGAACCGCTTAAATTTGCGTTAAATCTGTCCATATCTTCTGCGTCACGTCTTTTCAAGATTTCCTTCACCTCGTCTACTGTGACAAATGGTAACTTGTTCAGCACCGTCTCTTGGTCAAGGTACTCGGATGCAGACAAGATCATGTTTGTCTGTTCCGTCATGTTGCTGATTCGGTTTCTCTTATATAGTGGTTCATCATCAATCCCTATCAGCTCCAGAAGCTGTTTGATAAACGTTGTTACTTGGAACTCGAAGTCATCAGCTTCTTCATCCATCGGCTGATATGCCGCATCGATGTGATCATTCGTTGCACCAGCCGCTACGGCATGGACATCCAATGCTCCGAATCCTTCGTAAAGCTCGGAACGAATATCGTCAAGATACTGTTTTCTGGCTTGGTATGGAATGTCCTGTGTATACGGTGTCACTTTCGTTCCGTCACCAGTATCAACAGTCCCGATGTGTGTCAGCTTCAGACGGTCTCTGAATTGCTGAAGATCATCATCGTCCATTCCAGAAGCATTCTCAATCAGCCAGTAAATCTGTGACACGTCTGTAAGATCGTTCGCAAATCCACTTCGAATAAGATCGTACGAGTCAATAGCTCGTTTCATTCCGACCAGTGTTGATTGTTTCAATCTGCTACCATAAAGCGGAATGATCGGAAGTGAACTGTAATTTGATGTATCGATTACTTCCTCGCCAGCAAATTCAGTCTTCTGAATCGTAAACCTATACGGCTTTTTCCCTTCGACCATTTCCAGATCGTGATCTTCATCAGATTGCTCGAACCTTGTGTATCCATCCTCTTCGTAAAGCACAGCAATCAGCGGTTTGCTTTCGTCAAGTTGCCAGAATCGGATTCCAGCTCGGATTGTGCTTGTCCGCTCATCTGGCAATGCCTTGAATTCTGTCAGCGGAAAGAAGTGCAACTTATCGACATTCCAGAATCCGTATGACACTCCGTGAATCTGTGCCAAGTATCCGCCTTCCTTCATTGACTGGTCAAAGTTTTTTCCGAGTTTTTCTTTTGTCGAATCACCGCCTTTGAACATCACACCGTTGCCTAGCAAATAAGTGTTTCTCTGAACGTTCAGACGGTGGAAGAAGTTGCTTGCAATCTTGCTGTTTGCCGCCGTGAAATCCTCGACAGCACCGCCAGACATTGTATACATGATATTCAGATAGTCGTTGATCGTTGAATTCCTCTGGTGGTCATACAAGTCGGCATCCATTGCAATATCGTATTCCTCAGAACTTTTATGTTCGTTGATCGCCTGTATGATGAATCCTTTCAGATCATCTGTTTTTTCGAAATCTTGAAAAGTTAGCATGTCAACCTCCCATTACTGACCTGTATCCTTGTTTTTCCTCTTTAATCAGTAGCCGTTTTGTTTTCACAAAATATCTGCATGCGTCCATTGCATGGTCATTCACCTTCACAGGTTTTTCTTTATCCTGTTGCTTCGAGTCCCATACGTATGTATAGAACTCTTTTTTTACATCTCTGCATCTCGGTGAAAGAAACTTGATGTATCCTTTCTTGATGCAAGAATTGACTTCCCTTATTCCGTCCAGAACATCGTTGTCAGCCTTGAAAATTTTGAATATCTTCCGCTTTCTCAGCTCAGTGATAAACGATGCCGCCGATGGGTCGATGATCGTCTCAATTTTGTGACTCTGGCTGAGATTCAGATCACTGACGAATATTTCCAGTCTGTCCGCATATTCGAAGTCCGTCATCTGAACTCCTGTATCACGCCCAGAGTAGTAGTATGAGTCAATGCAGACCCATATTCCGTTGTATTTCGCCCATTTAAGACACGCAAAGGCGTTCTCTGTCCCATAGTCGATAGAAAGACAATATTTCGTAGGCTTGTCTTTAAATGCGTTTAAATCGCTTATAAACGCACTCTCGAAAGATGGATAAATCAGTCCTTCAGCCAATGCCCATATGCCGAGAATAAACCGCTTGTAGTAAACCGTGCCTTCATATTCGATGCACAGGTTGTCTACAAACGATTTTGGCAAAAATGGATTGTCAAAAATGGTGTAGTGCTGAACGTATATGTCAATATCCGTTCTGTCAAGAAATGTCTTCAGCCAGTGCATCGGTGACTCTGGATTACACGCACCGTCCATTCGTGAATATTCTTTGTCCAGACGTGACGGAAGTATGTCAAACACTTCCTTGCTCCACTTTGCAATCTCATCACCGTAACAGTATTTGATCGATGCACCCTGTATTTTTGCGACTTGGCTTATCTTTTCAGCACCGAGACAATACACCTGTTCGCCAGCGATTCTTGCGATGTTCTGCGAATTGATCGTGCCTACAATCTTCGAGCCGTACAGCTCACGCATCGGCTCAAGTACATTTCTTTCGATTGTTGCTTTGGAAACTCCGAGAATGACATTCAGTCCAGACTTTCCCTTCACCGCTCTGATTCTGCTGAGAATCACGTATGCAACGTCACCGTATGATTTTCCAGAACGCACCGCACCAACCTTGAAGTTGTATCGGTGTGTAGAGTTGACGAAGTATTCCTTCTGCTTTGGCGAAAATTGAATCGGTGCTTTCTTACCTCGCCGTGCTTTCTTCCGCATCGCTTCTTATTCCTTCCAGAATTTGGTCGAGCTTTTCGATTGCAGAGTTGTCTGTAATCTCGTAATTATCTCTCCATCCGCCTTTAGCTTTTAGAAAGAAGATGATTGCTGTCGTATCTGGTGCAATCTGCTTTTTTGTGACAATCTTGTGTGTTTTTGTCGTCCCTTCACCGTTCTCCCAGAACTCTTCTTTTTCTTCAACAATCGTCTGAACCTTGAATTTTTCAACCAGTGCTTTCTCTGCATCTGCAACAGCATATTCGAGACCTTTTTTTAGTGCCGAAGAAATAGGAAGATATCTTTCTTTCCAAGTTCCAAGTGTTTTGCTACTTATTCCGATACGTTTTGCAATCTCTGCATCGGATAAATCGTTTCTCTTCCAATGTTCGAGCAACAGCAGACCGTCATCGGTCAGCCATTGATCTGCTTTTGATGGTCTTGCCATTAAACCTCCGTATAACACACATAAACCGCTTTTTTATAACATTCTTGAATTCACGTGATAATTTATCTACAAATCCTAAGAATTCGCTCAGAAGCTGTTTAAAGCGGTAATTCAGTTACTTAATTTGTTGCGTCCTCTAAAGCAATGCGGAGAATGGTGAGGAAAAAGAAATAAAAACCACCATTCTCCCATTGGCAATTTTCTGGCAAAGCAATCTACAGAGAAAGGAGTTCCTATGACATGCCAGAAAAAAGAAAAAGGCATGCAAGCTATCTGCATACCTTTCGTGCATATATTATAGCACATGTTGACCGCTTCAAATTTAAGACTTTTCGTCATCAAATTCCACAAAACAGCCGCATCCGCCTATATCGCACAGTTCGTCAATTGACAGCTGTATTCCTGTCCCTTCTACAGACTTTCTAAGCTCTCTCAGCGTGTACGGTTTTCCTTTCCGCTTCAGTATCGATACATTTTTACCGATTTTTCTTCTGATTTCGTTTTCTTTATTTTCCCACTCGAGGAACTTTCTCCTGTCTGCTTCCAAAAGATGTTTCCAGTGACCGATTCCACCCTTCACACATGCACCGCCACAATTGTTGTGACTGAATCCAGCTTTGTAAAGATAGGGTATCTCGATTCCATCTTTCTGCAATTTTGCAAGCATGTCTGTCTTGTCGAGCAAAGGTGGTTCGCACATCGGAAACTCAACTCTGTACGGAGCATAGTTTTTCACTATTGCTCCCTTGCGGTGGCTTTCTGTCCAGTCGATGCCAAGATACAGGATACATTCGTCTGGACTGTAATGTTCTTTCAGCCATTTGTTAAACGGTCGGCTTTTCAGCTTCTTGCTACAGCTGGCAATTCGGCTGTTGTACAGGAAATTTTCTTCCCACGCAAGCTCGAACGGTGTCTTGCCTTGGCAAAGCCGTATAAGCTCGATTCCAAGTATTTCCTCAACGTCTTCAAGAAATCTGTATAAATCACCATCCTCTGCGAGAGTGTCGCAGAATACACCTATTACGCTGTCTCTGCCGTGCTTTTCGATAACTCTCTTCAGTGTGAAGTAAGAACCTACTCCACCGCTTACTGATACTATATGTTTCATAACGCCTGTGACTAATCGTCAACAGGCAATGTGCGAATCTTCCAATGCTCGGTGTATACCTCACGCTACAACCGCACACTTTACGAATGACTTAATCAATCCTCATTCAACCCGACTTCATCGGGATTAGTTACTCAAACTCCTTTCCTTCATAATCTTGTAAACTCCATCCGTACAATCCGCACCATTCGGTCATATGGATTGCTTGTATTGTATTCATTCTGCATGTCCAACTTATTCTTCGAGCCGAAGAAATCTGTCGCATACTGTGAATACTCTCCGCTCATCAGCTTTTTCTTGTATCCGCATGCCTGTTTGTACAGGTCATAGAAAAATACCTGTCTCTTCTTCACTGAGTCCTGTATTGCAGACAGCTTCAACAGCTGTATCGTGTAGTCGCTTACCGAATTGCCTTTCGCTTCTCCAATGCTTTCGTGTCCGTTCGGTGACTTCGGAGATGCCAAGTCTTCTTTCTGCTGGTCAAGGCTGTCGATCTCTTTTTGCAAAGAGGCAACTTTTTCACGGTAAAAACCGATGCGTTTGATCTCGTCAACGATGTACTTTGCTTCTTGGTATGTCACTTTCCCTCCGAAGACTTAATGTCAATAATGCCATGTTCAATAACCTCTTTTGGTGGAAAGAAACTGATCTCGTATGCGTATGGTGTAACATTGTCTGGTTCAGTCTGTACACATGTGTACGTAACATCATCGCTTAGATGTGCGTAGAACAACTTGTACTCGTCTTCCCCTGTCTGTATTGTTACGTTCAAATCGCCATCTGAGTCAGATGAAATAGATATCAGCCCTTCAACCTCAAACAATGCCTCGTTTGTTCGGGTATTCAAAGCAATCACTTTTCTTCTGATAAGGAAGTTATCCGCATCCTCTCGGATGTTGTAATTCACTTTATCTGCTTTCGTACATCCCAACAGGAATATCATCATCAATGCAATAAGCTTTTTCATCTGCCTGTACTCCCTACACCGCCATTTCGTGTTGCTGTTGTCATGTCACCTTCCACTGTGTAATAGTCTGTAAATATGCCTTGCATGTACCTTTCGCCTTTACGTAACGTTGCTGGCTGGTCTGTCGTGTTGTACAGGAACGCTCGCATGTTCATGTTGTAATCCGAATCAATGACAGCCACAGAATTGAGAATGATGATTCCAGAACGTCCGACCGATGATCTGATTAACAGCAACAGAACCATGTCAGACGGCATTTCAACCGCCTTGACCCCTGTATCAAAGTCAACCATTGTCTTTGGTGGAATCGTAACGTCTTTTGGCATTACGAAGTCATATCCAGCACTTCCGCTTGTAGCTCTTTTTGGCAAAAGCCATTCCTCATCTGCAATAAATTTCATTCAGTCCTCTCTTTCTTGTTTTCCGTAAATTTCTGACCATAGCTGTTCAACAGCCGTGTTGCATCTTCTCCAGACAGTTCGGCTTTCGAATACTTGCATGTCATGCACTTGGTCGTTCCGTCATCTGGACACTTCTTGAACCAGCTTGTTGTGTAGGTGAGATTGTAGCACTTGTACAGCACCCCAATCCCGTATCTCGATACAATTATTGACATTCCTTCAGCCAAGGCAGATCATAGTGCTTGCCAGTTTTCACAAGATGGCATCCATCGCTATTGTCATATGAGCCATCTGATAAGTGAATAAGTCCGTAATGGTCATTTACTTTTTTAACAACAACCATTAATTCGTACATGTGATTCCATCTGACTTCATCACCTACATGGATTTCATCATCCTTTTGCTGTTCTTTTTTTGCCTTCCATGTATCGTACATTTCTTTTGCAACGGAGACAGGAGATCGCAAAACGCACAACTCGTTAACTACATTAAAGCACTCTAATATTTCTTCCGCTGTCATGCCTTCTTCCGATGG